TGACGCTAGACTCAAACAAAGGATGTATTAAGCCGTGGCCGCCACCATTGATGCCACTCTGGCTGGAGCTTCGGCCAATTCGTATGTGACGCTGGCGGCTGCCAACACCTATTTCGAGACAGTTCCAAATTCGTCCACTTGGACGGATAAGACCGACGACCAAAAGAACCGCGCTCTGATTTCCGCCACCCGCTGGATCAACGCCCTGAGTTTTTACGGCGACCGCTGCACCACCACTCAAGCCCTCAAATGGCCGCGTGAAGACTACACAGTCGATGACATTGACCTGGCGTGCAGCCTGATTCCCACCGACATCAAAGTCGCTACTTTTGAATTAGCCCGATCTCTAGCCAACGATACCGATGCCATCACTGGTACCACCGGCACAACCGGTATCCCCGACGAAGTAGAACTAGGCGAACTCAAAGTTAAGTACAACAAGACCAGCCAAACCAGCGGCGTGATCAACAACGTTTTTGACGTCTATCCTTGGCTCCAGACTTACCTCGGTCCCTACTGCATGGGTGGCGCAGCTAACTACGCCGTTCGTCTATTCCGAGGCTGACATGAGCCTGATTGACGATACCTTCGCCTCAATCCCTGCCGGCATCCTTGCCGACTGGGGCCAAACCATCACGTACATCAAAACCACTACGCCCCGCACCTATGACCCCACTACCGGCAATGTCACTGGCGCCGACACCAATGTCACCCTGAAAGGCGTCATTACGCGCCTTACACCCCGCGAATCCGAAGGCTTGTACCAAACCACCGACCTCAAAGTCATCATCGGCAACAGTGAGCTTGGAACGTACTACCCTACCGAAGCCGACCGCATCCAGTACACCCAGGCTGGAGTCACCCGCGAAGCCAAAATCATCGCCATCACCAGCTACCGCGGCGACAACCCAGTCCTCCACACCCTCATAGCGAGACCCCAATAATGGCTGGCAAAGGTTTCCGTAATAATGCAGGAAGAACTTTAGATGAGGACCTGGATCGTATAGCCGGTTCACTTACGTTGCTTGGGCCAACAGCTGCTGCTGAACGAATCGTGATGGAACTCCAGCAAAAAGGCCCTAGTTGGACAGGAAAATTCTCTAATTCTTGGCAGATAGAAGGACCACAAGGCCAGACTGTCAAAGGTGACGGGCAGCCCGGTGAACCACGTCCAGTAAAATTTGCTTCCGGCCCTTTTACTGGACGGCAAGCGGTAGCAACAATCTTTAGAACTGGCTTTCTAAAAGATAAAGTTATTTTTCGAGTGTTCAACTTTTCTTCCTATGCAGCACAAGCTACGGACGAAAAAGTCGATACTTTTTTACGCCCAACTGCACTGCCTCAAACTGAGTTGGGCAAAAGAAAATTTTTTGAGGTAAACGAAGGACGTGTAAATCCATCTAAACGCTGGGATGTTGGAGGAGGCAGCCCAAAATCATCTTCATCCAGAACAGCAGATCAAGACTGGTTGGCGAACTACGCTGGCGGAGGCCGTCTAAATAAAGCCGTTCAAATTTCAATGGATGCCGCACTTAGAGGTATGCGATGAACTACCAAGCCATCCGCGCCGCCGTCGAAAATCCATTGCTGTCAGCTTTTGGCGCATTAGTACCGGCTGTACCAGTATTTTTTGACAATATCACGGCTGTTCCCGCTAACACAACTACCGAATATGTCCGTGTCAATGTCACCTTCGGACTAACCACAGAACCTACATTGATTACCAATCTTGACAATGTGCGTGGAGCAATCGTAATCCGAGTATTTAGTGAAAAAGGCCGCGGTCCTGCTCGCAATCAAACACTGATTGACACAGCAACCACAGTAATCCAAACGTTAAGTGCTACATCAAAAGGAACGACCGGTGTATTCCTCCGCACTGGTGCAATAAACGGCCCTACTTTTTCCTCAACTGAGGAGGCGCCCCATTTCGTGGGACGTCTCGACACGTCCTACGTCGCTACAGTGTTGTCGTAGAAAGAACTTATTACAGGCGCTAAACTGTAATAAGCCGGGCAGTGCCCGCCCCTTCACAGACCACATAGGTATTCCTAATGGCCACCGTTCTTTCGGGCACCTCCGGCGCCCTGTACTACTCCCCCGCTGGTACGTCTGTTACCACGCTCATCGCCACCAACTTCCCCTCCTCTGGCGGCAACATCACTGTCGGCTCCTACTTGGGCTTCAAGGTCAACGATCCTGTGACCCTGGCCTATCCGGCTGGCGCCAGCACCACCAACGCGATCGCTGCGGGTAATTACTTCGTCAAGACCTACAACGCCTCCACTGGCGTCATGACGGTTAGTTCCACCGCTGGCGGTGGGGTCGTTACTGCAACCGCACAACCCTCGGGTTTTGGCACCAATTTCGCCAGCATCATCTTTACCGCACCCGCCGCCGTCGGCAGTGTTCGTGAGTGGAGCTTTGAAATTACCCGCTCCGAGATTGATGTCACCACCATCGGTCAGGAATCTGGTCAATACGCTCCTTTCCGTAGTTTCATCACTGGTTTTGCCGATGGTTCTGGTTCCGCCACGGTGTATACCACCGATGACGACACCAACCTGGCCAGCCGGATGATTGAAGACGTCATCCAAGCCACCCAGGCTGGCGCCAAGATGAAGCTATACATTGACCGCGTGATCGTCAGCGGCAGCGTGAACGACACCACCAGCCGCTCGATCACTGTGCCGGTGATCCTGACCTCGGCCAGCCTGAGCGTGAACCCGGACGACGGCCAAAGCGTGTCCATCAATTTCCGCCCCAGCGCCGCTCCCACCTTCGACCTCAGCAAGTCCTGATAGGCTGCTGGAGTAGAAAACGCACGAACCCCGGCCTAACCACCGGGGTTTTTTACTTCTACTCCGCTACACTAATCCGAGACCATCAGGACATTTATGCCTGCCTCTTCCATTAGCGCAATCGACCGCCTCCGCAAGGCCGCCAACCTAGAGCCCGTCAAAAAAACCGTCGAACTGTCTGACGGCAGCAAGTTTGAAATGTGGGTGACGCCGTTGACGATGGCTGAGCGTGAACGCGCCCAAAAGCAAGCCAAGTCTGACGACGCCAACGCCTTCGCCCTCCAACTACTGATCTCAAAAGCCCTCGACGAAAACGGCACCAAACTCTTCAGTGCCGCCGAAATCGACGTCCTCAAAAACGAAGTCAAGGACAAGGATCTCCAAGCCCTGATGCTGGCGATCCTGACCGACGACGCCGAGCCCATCGACCCAAAATCCTGAGCGCCGAACTCCGCAAGGACAACTGGCTCCTACTCCAGTTTGGCATCGCCAAGGAACTGGGGCTAACCCTTACCGAAGTTCGGACCACAATGACCGCCGAGGAAATGCTCGGCTGGAGCGCCTACTTCCAGATCCTGAACGAAGACCAAGAAAAACAAATCCAAGAAGCCAAACGCCGCCGCTAGCCCCGGCGGCTTTTTTACGCCGTACAATGAACTACAAGGCTTCAGTAGCAATTCGTGGCAAATTACGGCGCTGTAATCGAAGTAAGTGTTAGGGGTCAAGAAGCCCTTAACAAACTTGAAGGCAGCGCCAAAAAAATTGAAAACCTTATCCAAGGCATAAAACAACAACGAAATATATTCGATCAAGCCGTAGGTAGTACAAAAACACGAGAGCTTAAAAGAAACCTCGAAAACCTAGTAGCCACCTTTGCTGGAGCAAAAGAAGGCGCACGTCAGTTTAAGACCGTTATCGGAGGCAATGAACAAACTGTAAATATGTACTCAAAAACGCTTGCTGGTCTGAACCACCAGCTACAAGCGTTTCGCAGTATTGCAAACAACGCAACTGTTGGCACAGACCAGTATAGAAACGCTGTTGTTGCAGCTAATAAAGTATCAAACGAGTTTGCGCGGACGCAGGCCAAAGCCTTCAAAGTTAATACAAACGTAAGTCAAATGAATGTAAAAGATGTATTGGCACTTGGAAAAGATATACCTAAATCTTTAGAGGGCTTAGATTTTTACAAAACACGACTAGAAGAAGTACTTAAGACGGTAAAAATAGGTTCAAACGATTTTCGTGTTTTAGAAGAGGCTATTGCTGGTGTAGATGTGGCCATGAGTGCTGCACGACTTAGTGGTCAAAAAACAGGAATATCAGCAGTATCTGGCCCTGCTACTCGCTTAGACACTGTTTCTGCCTACGAAAAACGTGCAAATTATGCAAAACAAATTGCTGACCTGGAATATAAACAGCTAACAACTGGTCAGCAACTTGTACGAGCAAAATTAACTGAAAGCCAGCAAGAAGAACTGCAAAACCGCTTGGCGCAAGCTAGTGATGCTTTAGCTAAGGATGAATTAGACGTTGCAAAACGCCTTACGGCTGAGCTTCGTAACCAAAGGATCTTATACGAACGCGCTAATCGTGCACAAGAGTCATTGATGCGCCCAAGACCGGTGCCTGAATCTCCAGCTGCGCGGATGGCAACGGGCGGTGCTCAAGCACCTGCAGCAAAAACTGCCGAGCAAATTCTTAACACTCAAGCATCACTACAAAAACGTCTTCAAAATATAACAGGATCCGGTTTAATTCTTGAACAAAAAGCGTTAGAATATAAAGCTAAAGGGTTGATTGTAGACCACGAAATAAATCATATTCAAACTATAAACAACAAAATTAAATCTCAGGGCGCAGAATTTACAAAAGCTGAACTAGACGAACTAGATCTTATCCTTAACGGCTTGCGTAATAAATTACTTCTTGAAAAAGCCGTTGCAGCCACACGCAAAGCCCAGGCCGGTGGCGGAGGAAGTGTACAACCCAAAGCAACTAGCGCAACAGCAGCTACAGGCGGCGCTAAAGGGGGTGCGCTTCAAAACGCGTTGATTGGTGGTGCGTTTCCGTTGTTGTTTGGCGGAGGACTTGGAGCCGTAGCTGGTGGTTTTGCCGGCGGATTTATTCCAGGCAACCCCATGATGTCGATTGTTACCAGTGCAGTCGGCACAATTTTTGATCGCATTATTGCTGGTGCGCGTGCTGCTGGAGAAGCTGTCCGCACGCTGGATGCGACAATCCAGCACATGAGCGATAACGCTCTTTTTTCCTCAAAAGAAACAGAATTTTTAGCTAAAAAGCTCGAAGAGTACGGTCGCTCTTCTTTAGCTCTGCAGGTTGTACAAGAAGAACTAAACCGCAAAATTGGATACGAGGGTGTAGCGAGCCTACAAAATCTTGGAGACGCATCATCCAAAGTCAACAGAGCCTGGGCCGAGTTGAATTTACAACTACAAGCTGCGTTAGCCGGACCCTTAACCGGACTACTTGAATTTATTGCAGATGTTTTGGATATGGCAAATAAAGGTACTGAAGAACGTGTACAAACTGCTGAACTTGCAAAAAGACTCACGCCTGCCCAAGCAAGACAATTTGAAAGAGAGTTGATTCCTACATACGGACCAGCAGGACGATTTGGCCCTGCTGCTAAACCCGAGCTGCAAGCTCAAATAATAGCAAAGTTTGAAAGTATGGCGCAAAAACAAAGTAAAACAAACATCAAGTTAAGCAACGAAGAGCTTACTGCACGTATCCAAGACGGCGAAAAACTTTACACGGAATTAGCTGAACTGGAGCGAACACTAAACGAGAAAAAACGTCAATATGCCGAGCAGTATACCGACATGGTTCTGGCACTGCAACGGCAGCAATTTGATCTCACAGAACAGCTCCAGCGCAAGGCTTTTGATACTCAAGTTCAAGCACTAAGTAAAGAATTAGAACTACTTAAAGAACAAGCTGCTATTGAAATTCAAATCAGCAGAAATATGGCTACACGACGTGAATTAGACGCTGCCCCCGGTACAGCAGTAGCTACAGCACTTACAAAGGCGATAGACGAATACAGAATAGGCTTAGCCGAAATACAAAACGAGTCTGCAGATAACGAACGTCAGTTTAAGTTAGAAATGTTAAAACTTGATGTTGAAAATGAACGGTATAAACTTGATGTAGCCAAAAGTATAGCCCGCACTAACTACGATAACACTGTAAAAATTGCACGTATAAACAAAGATATTAACAGAGAAAATGAAGATATATCTATTAAAAATTATAGGCGTCAAATAGCAGCTGTATCCGTAGAGTTAGCTAAAGTTAAAGCACAACTTGAACTAGATAGCGAACAACTCAAAACGCAACGTGAAATTGCAAGAGCACAAGGAACCCTTACGACTCAACAAGAAAAATTCTATAACATATTGCTCAAAGGAAATGAAGCCGCACTAGCCCGTCTTGCACCAGCGGAAAAACAAGCCACGCAAGGTGTCTCACTACTGCAGGCACCGTCAAAATTACCTGGAATGGGCACATTACCTGCACTAACCGCAGATACCAGCGGTATGGATGCAGCAAGCGAATCACTAACTCGCCAGATCACGGCTTATCAAACTTTACTTCAAACAGCAGGCAAACTTACTAAAGAAGATCAAAATCGTTTACAACTCCTAGCAAATATTGAGCGGATAGCTATTGCACCACTTGAGCAAATAGTGCAAACACAAACAGATCAACTTATCTACCAAGAATACTATAACAACAGTATCTTACAAGGCACTTTACCAGCACTTTCCGAGCAAATAGCAAAAATTGAACAGCTATATGATGTAGCTATAGGTGCACTTGATGTAGAGATAGCAAAGTTGGAAGCTATAAAAGCACAAAATACAGCTTTGTTTAATCAGCAACCTTTGCTTGATAGCTTAATTGAACGTAGAGATAGATTGCGTGGAGTTAGGGGACAAGCAATCGCTGGCGCTGAAACCGCGGAATCTCCAAGTAAGCGTTTAGAAAATGCAGCTATAGCTGTTCGGGGTGAGTTAAATAAATTGATTGATCCAATAAATCAAATTACAGTTGCTGCTGAAGGTATTGGAACAGCCTTCAGTGAATCCTTCAAGGGAGTTATCTCTGGCGCTATGACTGCCCAAGAAGCTCTCGCCAGCTTTTTCCAAAGTGTGGCCGACCGCTTCCTAGATATGGCAGCTCAAATCATCGCCAAGATGATTGAAATACAGATACTTAATGCTGCGCTAAGTATTTTCCCTGGTTTCGGTGGTGGTTTATCCAAAGGTGCAGATATAGGAGTAAAGGGCTTTTTCCTTCCTTCTCTGCTGCCGGGCAAAGCCGCGGGCGGTTCCGTAATGGCCGGTTCGCCTTATATGGTGGGCGAGCGTGGTCCCGAACTCTTTGTGCCAGGACGTTCAGGCACGATTGTACCCAACAGTGCACTTGGCTCTGGAGGATCTACCAGCGTGGTGGTCAATGTTGATGCTTCCGGGTCTAATGTGCAAGGTGATGGCGCTCAAGCCGGTCAACTAGGCAAAGCCATCGGCATTGCCGTCCAGCAAGAATTGATCAAACAAAAACGCCCTGGCGGCCTACTGGCAGGAGTCTGATGGCTACGTTTCCAAGCTACAACCCGGTCTATTCAGCTAATAAGCGGAGCGAACCCACTGTTCGTACCGTCCAATTTGGTGATGGTTATGCTCAAAGACTGACCTACGGGCTCAACCAAAACCCCAAAGAGTGGACGCTTACGTTTGACGTGACGGACACTGAGGCTACCGAAATTGAAACATTCCTTAATGCCCGCGCAGCTGATAACAACAATTTTGACTGGATGCCACCTGATGACAATGTGACTTACAAGTGGATCTGCCCTAGCTGGAACCGTGAAATGTATAGCCACGAGCGCAGCAAAATCTCTGTAACCTTCCGTCAGGTCTTTGAACCGTAGTGGCATACGCACCTTGGACCGCTAGTACTGCTTTTGCCGTTGGCAACATCCGGCGTTCTACAACGCTGCAGGCATCAGGTCTGGTTTTTCAATGCACGGTAGCTGGCACCAGTGGCGCCACAGAACCGTCCTGGGCAACAGACATTGGCAGTTACGTCACCGATAACACCGTCACCTGGGTTGCGATTGCTAGCAGCTACGAGGATCTAGCTGCCATTGCACCCAGCGCAATTATCGAGTTGTTTGAGCTGACGTTGGACACAACGTTGCACGGTAGCAACGACACGTACCGCTTCCATAATGGCGCTAACGCTAACGTCAGCGGCAACATTATTTGGAACGGCAATGCCTACGTGCGCCTGCCAATCAAGGCAGAAGGTTTTGATTACAGCAACACCGGCACACTGCCACGCCCCACATTGACGATTGCCAACCTTGATAGCACGGTGACTACCTTGTTGC